TATAAAATTAGTACCCATAAACACATCAAGCCTATAGTAATAATCACAAATTCCGAAATTGATATCGAATGTTGGGTCTTTAGGTTTATCCCAATGACTAATATGAGGATATGTAGTAAATTGAACAGCAGTCGCTCCACTATAATTAATAATACCATATTGAAATATTGGTTCATCACCTAATTTACAAGGTAATTCACCACCATCAAATAATATTCTAATATTAGTTTTAGGTGCATTACCAATTAACATAGGTACAACAGAACTATGATTATTATTAATCATTGGAGTTGGTGAAAATATTGGTTCAACTCTCTTTACATCCTTAACATATTCATTATCAAATATAAATTCTTGTTGTCCATATACTTCATTTATTGCTGTTTCATAATTCTCATTAGGAATATCTTTATCTTGCTTATAAGATAAGATTAAACGCTTGCTTGTTAGTTCAGGTAAGAATCTAACTTCTTTAATATCATCCTTAACTAACTTATATGTCCAATCTTTTGTTGTACCACTATCATAATACCCATCTCTACGATAGATATTGAATTTTTTAGGGTCGTCTTTATCTAATACACAGTATAAGTTGAACATAGTGAATATCCCCTTAATAAAATCAGATTGTTTAATCTTAGTTGGGATAAATTCATTAAATTTCAATGGTACATTGAATCCATATTCACCAATAATTCTATTTCTAACCGTAACTTTAATATCAGTAACTCTAATTCCAATAAATACTTTATTAGATGAAGTATTGATATTACCATTTGTTTTAAGAAAGGTTGCTCTTAATAAACCATTAGCACCAGTACTAAATGTTATATCATTTTTAATAGTTAATCCCTCATTTACAGTTAATGGAACCATACCTGGGATTGTACTTAATGTTGCAGTATGTATTACTGTTGTACCAGCTGAATATGATATACCATTTGGTATATTGACAATAACTGGTGTTAAAAGTTGTTTTTTATATTTATTATTTGCATATAAACCAAATACTGAAACAAAAGAAATAGCACTATTATCCTTAACAATATTTTCATTGTTACGATAAAAGTTTTGACTAAATACTGGTACTGAATCATTATTTTGTACTATAATATCATACGTTAAAATTACATCATATTGAATTGCATTACCATTTGATGGTAAGAATGGTGGTGTATATGTTGAAGTGGTAGGATTATAAAACCCACCAGTATCTATTACCTCATTATTAACTTTAATTAATTGTGGAATCGAAGTATCATTATAAGCAAAATTGGATATCTTACTCGTATTTAAAGTAACTGTTCTTGCTGATACAACTGTAGTTACATTTGATGTAGCTGATACAACAACATCGGATAATGGACTATTATTTTTAACCTCATCTCCATTATATGGAATGATTAACTTATTGAATTGAATTGCTACATCATTTGCATCAGGGAAGTTATATTTAAATCCACTATCAATCGTATCACCAGTAGCTTGTTGAAAGATACAATCAAAATATCTTCTTGCATAAATACCTGGCTTAAATTCTTCTAAGTTATAATTGAATACACCATTCTTATAATTGTCAGGATTATAAGGCATAACAAATTTATATCCATCTTGATATGTATTATTGAATGACGCTCCAACATTAGCAGCAGTATATGTTAAATTAGGTATGAATAAATCTAACTCATCCAAATATTTACTATTGATAATCGAGAAGAAATCAGAAGTTGCATCCTTAACTAATAATGTATATTCAACTTGCTCATCGTAGTTAGCACCTTTCTCTATCTTATTAACGCTTATCAATTGAATAATACCATTATCTAATACCATAAGTCCATTTTGGATTATAGCACACTCTTGTCGTCTATTGATATTAAATGTGCCAGCTTCAACATTTACGTCAAAGTAATGATTTAACAATTTGTTATTATTCTTAGTACCTTTAATCTTGATACTCTTACTGAATGTACCAGTCTTAGATGTTATATCTCTAATATCACTAACCGCTATAGTTAATGGGATAATAGTTTCTTCAGTTACATCTAAATAACCTTCTACATCACCAAAAAGTTGAATTCTTGTTATATTTACCATATTAAATTACACATTGATTGAATCATTATTTGCCATCTTAACTACAATGGTCTTTCTTATTAGTCTCTTATTCTTTTGGAACTCCACTTCAAATGTACTATCAACTATAGTACAAGCATAATATAATCCATCACCAAAATTAATCCAAGTATAAGGACTTGTTAACAACTGTTCAAAGTAAATATTCATTTCTTCAGTCATCCAATTGGTATTCAATTCTAATTCCTTCTCTACACCTATCCAAATATTCGTTGTACCTCTATCAATTGTTGTATAAGGATAAGGTACTTCTTGTTTGAATTGAACTCTTTCTATATCACCAGTCTCTTTCTTTCTTAATTGAAATGAGAATGAACCTATACTACCCATTCGGTCTTGAAATGCTATCTCAATTGGTTCAATAACACATCGATTATCTAAATAGACTCTATATTTTTTTGTTAATTGATTATGTACACCACCAGTATCTCTCGTTATGAATAAATCCACATATGTTACATTAGTTAAATCAAATCCAGTATCAAAGAAACTAAATGGGAATTGAACAACTTCTCTTAAATCATTTGCACCAACGCTTCCAGTATTACCAGTTTGACCATCATTAGATATTGATATTAAATTATAGTTATAAGGGTTCGTTTTAGTTATCATTACATCTAACCATATCAATTGAGTAGGTCTAAGATAAAAATTATCTAATGGTAAGTCAGTTAACATCATTCTAATCGTATTTGGTGTACCAACATTAACACTATTACTTGAATAGTTTAAAAATTCAGCAAACGACCTAACACCATTGAATACTGTGTTACCAGTAGATGATTCTAAATCACTAAATAATACCTTTCGACCATCAGCATATTGCGTTGTACCAGTGTGGTTATTACCATCCCAAGTACCATCAACTATAACTAATGTAGTAGTAGCTGATAATACTGTTTTAAATCCATTTATAGAAGCTAAATCAGAAGTAACGAATATTTGGTCACCAACAACATAAGTATTAGTATCAGCTGATGGTGATAATAGAATAGTTGTACCAGCGGATAGACTTGAAGTTATTCCAAATGGAATAGGAGAGGGTTTATATTCTTCACCGATTCTAACATTATAATCAAAGAATGAATTAGTTGCAGGGTCAGTTGTTGTTGCAAATTGTGCAAAGTCAACTGATACATAGTTTTGAAGTATTCTTGATAAATCAATTTTACCACTACCATCAACTTGTGGTATTACTTTTTGTCTTGTTAATCGAGTAATATTATCACCACTATAAACATCAATAACATAACGGAATCCTTCTTCAGTATAGTTAGTTGATTCAAATGTAAATTGAATTATATTATATGCTGGTGCTATAGGGCTGGGAAATCCCGTAATTGTTAAAGCCATAGTTAATTAGTTTATTCTTATTGTTATTATAATGATACCATTGGTGTATTGCTTTGATGTTGAAGTCTCATTAATGCTACATATCGAATTCCATCACAAATGTGGTTAAAAGCATCTATTGGTTTATTTAATTTATTACCTTCTTTATCTTCAGCCCATTTATAATTATCAAATTCTCTTTTCATATTAATAGAACGTTTTGTTATATTTAATTGATACCCTTTTAATATATTAATACCATACAAAATACTATCAGCACCTTTCTTAACTGGATAAGCTGATATTCCAAAAGTTCTTAATTCAGCTATTGAACGAGGGTCACTACTATCACAATAGACATTACCTTCAACATTATTTTCTTTCATTAGTTTTGCTAAATCACCAGTTAATAAACCTTTTTGATAAATTATCTCATCAAGAATTAACTCACCATTATATTTATATACAGCAGTAACTGTTGATTCATCATTACTAAAACCAAAATCACACCCGTAAGCCACTAATTCAGCTTCAATAGGTATTGTATCCACAATTTTATAATCATTGAAAATAACTCCTTCTAATTGGCCCACAAGACCATCTAAATATACTCTTGTCCAATTAGCCCAATATGTACTTGTCTTTGCTAATTCTCTTTTAGATTCTAAATAATTAATAATAGTTTTACTTAATGCTTCATTATCTTTATATGTTAAAATAATCCTTTCAGCTTCATCTTCATCTAAAACCTCTTCTACCCAAAATTTATGAGTAGGGTTATAATCTAACCATATATCACCATCGGTACGCATTGCAAGCTGAGTAAATGCCTGGTATGTTATATTATTTGCTTCATTAACATATAAAACATTTCTTCTTGCACCTCTTAATTTAGTATCATCTTCAACACTAAAAAATTCTATATATGAACCATTACTAAAAGTATATACACTATTTGTTTTATTCCAATGTGACTCGACATATCTATTAGTAGTTTTCATTATAGATAAAAAGTCTTTAATACAACCTCTTCGCAAATGTGGTAATGATTCCGATATAATTGAAATTGTTATTAATGGTTCTTTAATTGCTTTATCAATTAATATTGGAATTATTCCCATAGTTTTACCGCTGGAACTTCCACCTTGAACTATTTTAATTCGAGATTTCATTCTACGCATTTTACGTATGGATGTAGTATAATAAAACTTATTCATCTATATCATCAGTGAATAATTTTTGCTCCACATTCATATTAATATTTTGTTCAAGTGGCATATTAAACCCTAACATCTTATTTATTATTTCGATTGCTTTAAGTGAATTTGCTGAACGAGGATTATCCTTATTTAAATCTTTGATATGTTTTAAATCAGCCAATAGTTCTTCTTTAGTTATTGTTGACCTTGCTGCTAATTCTTTTTTCTTTTCATCGATAACCTCTTGTATTTCAGGTTTCTTCAATAATTCATTAGCTATACTATAAGCCGTCCTTTGTGAATATCCAGCTTTAATTGCAGCTTTAGTACCATTGAATCCATTGGCTAAATACTCTTCAACAAAAGCTAATTGTTTATTATTTAGTTTCATTCTAATTTATTTATATCATAAAGGGTTCTTAAAGAACCCCTATTATAATTTATTGTTTCTTATAAACTCTTCTATCTCGAATTGAATGATATCAACCTTCATTTGGCGTATATATGCCAACGCATAATCAACATTAATCTTAAGATGAGATGCTAATGCCTTACCAGTTTGAAGTTTCTTTACAAAGAAGCAATCATATATGATTATTTTCTCTTTATCTAATAGTTGATTTCGATATAGTATTAATAATGCTTGTCTTTTGTTATACCAAGTTTCTAATTCTACCTTAGTTCTTATATTCTCTTCTATGTCATCTATTACTTCAGGTGGGTCATATCCTTCAGTGATGTTATTAAGACCTTCTTTTCGATTTAATTGTGAATTTAACCATAGTATATTTTTATTAATGAAGTTGAACATATATCGCTCACATTGATTATTTGTTTCAAAGATATCTATGAATGGTAGAATATAAATATACGTCTCACTTATAACGGCATCTAAATCTAAATGATATTTCTTATACTTGTTAATAAGTTTTGTTATAATCAAACGCATCTTTGGTATCTTTGATACAAAGTATTTATCAAAGTCAGGCTTAGTCATCTTGATTTTGAGTGTACCATTCACGTACCCTCGTTAAATACTCTCTCTTATTCGATTCTTTACAAAAACAAGAATGATGAACTGGTCCACCATACTGACCTATTAGTTTTTTTAATACTTCAAGATTACCTTGAAATGTATCATTTAATAATGCTTCTATTTTTAATCTATCCTCTTGTGTAATATACATATTTCATTTAATTAAGTATGTTATATAATTGATTGGTATAAAACTCTTCCATTAATTCATACTCATAAAGTTCATCACTTGAAGTTACATTATCTAATACTTCAAGTGATAGCTTTTGTTTTACGTCACGTACAATGGCTAAGTTAGAATAATCCGTTTCTTCCATAAGCCCTTTGGTTAATGATAGTATCATTGCTAATTTAACTGAATATCTATCGAGAAAGTCTAATTCATCAATATCAATACATTCGGGTTTATCGAAAAAGTTTTGCACAAGATATCGAAAGCCTTTATCTTGTACATTTGGGTTCTTGCTAAACATTGCTTTCATATGTAGCATTATCTTTTGTTTTGTTCTTAATTCTATTTCTTCTCTATTCATTTTATTTCTTTTTTACTATTTCAGTTACTACTATAACTACCACTATTATAAACGCTATAATTCCCATAACTAATATTTATTATATAAATATATGTTAAAATACCAAACGACTAAATTTTAACACTTTTTTACCAAATTTAACATATATGATTTTAATTTATGTATTGCTAATTTATATTTAGCTTGCGCACCTTGTTGAGATATCTTCTTCTCTTCACTTATTTCAAGGAACGTCATACCTTCGATATTTCGCATCGTAATTATATCTTGATATGCTGGCTTCAATTGTGAGAAACAGTATCTTAAACGGTCTCTAAGTTCTTTCTCACCATCATCAAGTGATTTGTCCTCATCTTCACATCCTAATAAATCTTCTATCGTTCCACCATCTTCATTGATTGGTGTGTTGCTTGATATTGTTGAAGGTAAGTTATGTACTGTTCTACGAGTTTCATTTAATTGGTTTGCTGGTATGTGGATGATTCTTGAATATTTGGTTAACCATTTAAGCATCCTTCCCTTCATACGCATTATAGCGAATGAGTGGAATGTACCTTTAGATTCATTATATAGTTGTTTTGCTTCCCAAAGTCCTAATAGACCTTCTTGATATAGGTCTTTCTTAACTTCTTCGTTACAGCTTAATCTATTGGTTAAGATGATTAAGTATCTATGGTATTTCTTTTTTAA